TTCCGGTTCCTGCTGGGATAGCGTATCTGTGAGCATATCCGCTGGTAGGACTTTGACCGTCTTTGTTTAAGGAAATCTGCGCCCTTGTAAACGCCCACTCGAAATCGGCGAGTAGTTCATCGCGGGTCTGCTCGTAAAGCGACTGCGCGAGAAGCATCGGTTCCCCGTAAGGTTTAAAGGCTTCCAATGGACCGACCCGGAGAATGGCTTGGCGGCAAATCTCGGTCACGGAATTTGCCGCCGATGTGGTGGTCTTCGGCGCTTGCGTGTTGATGAGAAGCGAGCGGAGTCCGGGCTTCTGCATGGTCGCGCCAAAAATTTCCGCCATTTGGCCGAAGAGGTCTTTGCTGCCGGTCAGCGGCATGGCGAGGAGTCCTGCCAGCTTGATTGTCAGTAGCTCGACAAACAACGCCGGGAATTTCGCTGGATCGGTCACGGCGGCGATGTAATCGAGCGCCACCGGGGAAGAGAGATTGGTGTGGATTTTGTCGGAGATGATTTCCCACACGCCGAAGTTCTCGTTGGAATCCACATTGCCAAAACGAAGCGCCCGCAGGAAATCTGTGGGCAGCGTGTATTGCAGGGAGTAGCCGGAAATCGGGGCCGTGCCGCTGGTGAGGTTCACTTGCTTGCGGCAGAACTGCCAATCGAACTCGGCTTGGAGTTCCTCGACCGTCTGCGTGTAGAACAGAGAGCAATACTGCGCCTGCGCGGTCGCGTCCGTGAGTGCGGTGATGCGGGAATCACCGAGGCGGGCGAGGGCGAGGTTGCAGATTTGGATGTCTGTCATTGAGGCGCGGTCAGATCACAGATTGAAAAAGTGGGCGGCAGACATTTCCCGGCCTGCCAGCGGGGTGCGGGAACTTAGATGACTTCGTCGCAGGCGATCTCGACGACTTTCTTCTCTTCCATACGCACGGCAGCGAGGCTGGCCACGGAACGGATTTGAAGGGAGTGCGAGAGGTCGGTGCGGATGTCCATGTGGGTCTTGAGTCCACGCTCGGCGAGGATGATGCCGCTCTTCACATAGGCGTAGCACAGACGGATGTCTGTGGTGCTTGCTTGGAATGGCAACTGCTGGCTACGGCGGAATTTGAAGCCCATGAAGGTATTCAAAGTGCCGTCCACAAGGGCGCGAACCGTGTTGTAGTCTGCCGAGGTTACCTCAGTCGTGCGGAGCAGGTCTTGAAGCTGCTTGGCCGACACCACCAGAATGCGCTCCTCCTCTTCATCGACTTCGTTGCTGTCGAAGAGAAACTTCGCAGCGCGGAGCTTGCCGATGGTGAGGCCGAGGTTGGCACCGGGGGTTCCGGATTCCACAAAGTTTGGGCCGATCTTCTGACCGGCTGACAATGGGGTTAAAACAACGCCAGTTGGGCCGGTAATAGCTGAGCCACCGAGGGCATCGATGATGACCTTGTCGCAAGTGCGAGCGTAGGCTGCGCCGTGCGATTGGATGATCGGGCTTGTCGGAAGGACGACTTCGCCGAGGAACTGCTCGTCGAACTCATCAACGAGTTTCGCGCAGTCGTATTGTTGCGGGCGAATCCAACGCTTGGCCATCGCTTGATCGGTGATCCGGGTGTCGCGGGAGCGATCCGTGATCTGCGTCATGGATGTTGCGTCGAGTTGGTTGTAGGATTTCTCCTTACCTTCGATGGAATCGAGGGTGACATATTCTTTCAGCTTGCTGTTCTTTTGCTGAACGAGGTGTTTCCAGTTGCTATCGAACTGGGTTGTGAAGTGATCGGGGATGTTCGTCAGAACACCGTTTTGGTTAGCCATTTTATTCTCCTTGAATTGGGTTGAGTTGGTATCAGTCGAAGCTGATGGTTTGTTCTGCTCCCTTCGCTTTTCCGAGTGTCCCGTAAGGGGTCAGCGGCGGCGGGTATTAGGGAGCAGGCTCAACGAGGAGGTGTCTGCTCTGACGAAGGAGTGTGTAGCACACTCCGTGGTATCAGTCAAAAATTAGCGGGGCCGAGAATCGAACTCGGGATTCCAGATTATGAAACTGGTGTGATGCCTCTTCACTACCCCGCAGATTTTCATCCTTGTTTGAGCAAGGAGGTGACAAGCGCGGCGGCTTCGCGGTCGCCTTCCATGTAGCGTTTGTGCCAAGTGTTGTCGGGGTTCGACATGATGTCCTTGGCGCGGGCCGAGCCGGTCATGAATTCGGTGCCGCCCATTGAGCGACCGACTTTGTCCTCACTCATCATTTGCGCCATGCGAACAAATCCACGCACGACCTCGGGATCGCTGAACCCGTGGGAATTCGCATCCACTCCCGCGATCTTCGCGGCCTGCTTGGCGAGTCCGATGTTCTTTCCGAAATCATTTCCCCACTCCTTTTGGAGCGTCTGCACGGCCTCGGTGCGTTGCTTCTCGTAGGTGGCTTGGATCGCCTCCAGCTTGAACATCTCGGTCTTCGCGTGTTGCGTGACGAGTTCCTTCATGGCCGATGGCGGGATGCCGTGCTTGTGAGCGATCTCGGCATAGGGCTTCGCCATGTCGTCACTCCATGTCATGCCCTCTGGGAGGGCGTCTGGAGCAAACTTGTATTCCTCCAGCGACTCGGGAACTCCCATGGCGCGGCGGAAGGCGGCGACCTCCTCGGGCGAGGATTTTTCGTTGGGGACGCCGAGCTTTTTTCCGATGAGTTGATTCGCATTCGCGAGCGCCTTCGCCATATCGGGAACGCTTTTGTATTTCGCGAGCGTGTCCTTGTAGGCGGCGGAATCCTCGGGGAGGTTGTTTGTCCATCCTTCTCCAAAGGTGCCGTCCGGGTTGACCCAGCCGGTCGAGGGAGTGGAGGGTTGCGTGGTGGTGGTGGTCGTCTCCGAAGCGGCGGGCGCTGCGGCGTTGGTGCTGTCGGCTCCTGTGTCGAGCAGACTCTGCTCGGAGGAGGTATCGATGGTGTCTTCCATAAATGGTATCAGTCAAAACTGCTCGTCAGTTTTGATGCGGGTGGTAACCGAGATGGGTGCGGCGTCCGGCGTAGCGGATCGCGAATTCCTGCGGGTGGTAATCGCGCATCCATTCGACATAGGCAGGGGTCTTGTCGCCGAGCATCTGCTCCATTTCGGGTGCGGGTGGGATGTCTTTTTTGGGTTCGGTTTTCTTGCTCATTTCTTGACCTTGCGTTTGGGGGCTTCGATGTCGCCGTCCGCGATGACCGGCCTGCGGAGCATGGCTTCGATGTGGAGGACAACGCCTCGTTGACCGTCTCGCAGCGCGGCGACCACGGGGTTGAAATCATAACCAGGCAGAAAAACCTGCGAGTCGGTAGCGAACTGGTGCTTGAGGTCGGCGATGACGGTCTGACCGTCCTTGCCTGCAAACAAGCGATGGTAGGCGTTGGTCGTTTTCTGGCGCTCACGCTCACGCCGAAGGGCGGCGGCTTTGTCCTCGGGAGCCATCACGCTTGTCCCATCATGCCGGGGAGCATCCCGGCGAGTGCGGAATCCTGTTTGACGCTGCCCGCCTTGCCAAGGGCGCTTGCGGCCTGCTCCATCTGCTGCGCCTGCATGGCCTGCTGTTGAGCTTGGGCGCGGGCGGCTCGTTGTTGCGCGACCATTTCCTCCTCCATGAGCCAGCGGGCGGGGAGACCATCGTTGCGGGCCATGTCGCGGCAGATTTCGTCGAAGTCGAAATTGTCGAGCATGTCGGGCTTGATCTGCACATAAGGCAGAAGCATCTCGCTGGTGCGAACGAATGCGGCGTTTTCGAGAGACTTGATCGCGAGGGCGATTCGGGAGTTGTAGGCGACATCCGGTTCGGGGATGTAACCGACCATCGTGAGTTGTTGGGGTGGGGGAGGGAACTTGCCAGCGCGGGCGAGGATCGCAAAAACCCGGCGAAGGAGCGGATTGAATAGCTCGGTCGTGAGACGCGCAAAGGTCGGTGAAAATTGGATGAGCTTCTCGCTGGCTCGCTCGGCGACTTCGCGGGCGGTCATCTGTTTTTGCAACTGCGCGAACATTTGGAACAAGTCCACATGGAAGGCTTCGTTGATCGCCTTGCGTTTCTGCTCGGCCCGCTCGACGCCGATATCGTAGCGCCCGCCGGTTCCCCATTCCTTCGGGGTTGCATTAGGGTTGTTCGGATCGAAGTAGGTCACGCCACCGGCGCGGAGGTCGATGTCGCCATCGAATCCAGCAGGGATCAGAATGCGAGGGAACGCATGAATCTCAGCGAGGGAGTCGAGTTGCTTTTCGAGGAAGTTGAGTTGCTTGCACTCTGGGAGAGCGGTCCACGATGGCG